CCCGCCAATTACACCGAGGCAGGCGCCCCGCAACTCTTCAGGGTCGAGAGCGGCTCGGTCAATGCCTTCCCCAACCAGATCCGCATTGCACGGGCAGACTTCTATTTCGACATGGGGGTCGGTCAGATGGCGGGCACCGTACAGATGGTGGTGGTGGGAGCCTCGGCCGGAACCGCTGGAGTGATCCGATTGCAGATCCTGCAAATCCCGGCCGGTGTCGCGATCAACGATGTCGTCTACATCACCGGGATTTCCGGGACGACCGAGGCCAACGGCAATCAGATGATTTCGGCGCTCAATACTGCCACCTATCCTTTCTGGATCGAGCTTGCTGGAACTTCCTTTGTCCACGTCTACATCAACGGGGGCGTCGTCACCGACAATTCGATCATCCCTCCCAACAACGTGCAGAACCCGGTGGCGGCGGTGTCCTGCTCGAAGGATGGCGGCGTGAGTTTCGACGTGCCCTCCATTCGATCGCTGGCCCCGCAAGGCAAGACCAAGCGCTACCGCGTCTCGGTGAAGAACCGCGGCGTGACCTCGGCGCAAGGCGATCGCTGGCGGCTCGACGTGACGGATCCGGTCTACACGGCCCTGATGAAGGGCACGCAGTCATCGGATCCGCGTGAGGTCGGGGCATGAGCCTCATTCCTTTTCCGGCCAACATCGAATGGTCGGACATCGCTAACATAGCGAAGGGTCTGCCCAGTCAGACGTTCAAGCAGTACCTGTCATCGCTTGACGCGATTGTTCGTTCCATTGTGTCGTCGGGCGGTGCGCCGCGCATTGTGCTGGGAGGTCCGACTAGTTTCTACTTTGATCCCAATTCGGGGAATGACAATAACCCCGGTACATTGGCATCCCCGTGGCTCACTCCCGCCCCACTTAGTTCGCGCTACGATGTTGGCAACCAGAATGTTACATTGAATATGCTTAGCAGCATTGCATCAGGTTCCGGCTTGTCGATTGGTTCTTGGGTGGGAGGCGGTGTGCTCATCATTGATGGCGGGGGACATTCGATTGCTGCGACTGTCGGTCCAGCCATTCTTGACAACCATGTCGGTTTAGCTCTTGTGCGGAATGTGACATTATCATCATCAAGTCCCAATAATGATGGACAAGCAATTGATTGTAATGCTGAAGGCACGTTGTTTCTCGGCAACGGTTTGACATTTGGTGCTTGCAGGTTCGCACACATGCGCTTGCGCAATCCGGGCGGAACATTGTTTTGCAATCAAATACCGACTACTACTCGCGCTGCTATTGCTTACAACACGACCGGCGGCGCTACGGCACATATACAGATTTCTGCTGGCGTTGCGGTTTGGGAAGGAACACAAGTAACCCACACCAATGTCGCGACATTCACTGATGCTTTTCTTTCCATGTATTCCGGCTTGATATTTGCTGGGGCGGCTTTCAATGCCAACAATCAAATAATCCACGGGCAGACGTTCAACGTAAGAGCGCCTGCCGCAACGCAGGAAACCGGCGGCAATCTGGCGTACTTTCCTGGCGACACGCCGGGTACGGTCTGGACGCCTGCGGCTTATCAATAGGGAAGCACAATGACGACGCCGAATTATCCGACTGTCTGGTATTGGGTGGTGCAGGACACCAATCCAACGACGCATGTATGGGAGAGTGCGACCGGGCAAATGGTCGCCAACAATTCGGCTAATTATTTGTCTTGGGTAGCAAATGGAGGGCGTAGTTTCCAATTTACTCCACAACATCCGGTCACGGCGGCGGTTAACAATGGTTCCGGTTTAATCCGTGTCACTATTAATAGTACGGCCGAGTTCACGACGAACGATAGCTGGGTGATCCAGAATGTCGTCATGACGGGTGCAACCGTCATCAACGGTACTTGGCCGGTCACAGTTATTAACAGCACTCAGTTGGACCTTCAGGGGTCGACCTTTGTTGGCAGCGACAGTGTTGCAACGCCGGGCGTGATCGACCGCGGCACTATCATGCCGACGATGGCCCTGATGCTGCAAGCTATCGATAATTATAATCAAGGACGCACGCCGCTTAATTATCTTTCTGTTACTTCTGGCGTGAATTACAATTTAGCAAATACACCACCCGCTGTTTTTGATTTTACGCCCACGGCCGCTGGGCTTGTGGTTACGCTTCCGCAAATGAATTTGCCGGGCAGTTTGGCTATCGGTCGAATTATGCTGGTGCGTAATCGAGGACTCTTCGCCTTTACGACACAGCGCTTCGGAGCATTGGGCTTAAATCCGGGTTCTGTGCCGGTGAACGGAGTGATGGCGATTACTCTTGACACCAACACCACACAGGCGGGTGGAGTGTCGTCTAAGTATTGGACGCAACCTCGTTGGAACGGTCACGGCGATGCAGATACTACTTTGGTCGCTTCCAGTTCGGGCATTCAGATTGACGCAACTACCATTGCTTTTACTGCGGCGCGCACTTGGACGCTGCCGCTTGCCAATACGCTTCCTCCGGGGGCGCTTGTCATTGTTGCAGACGATATTGGGGGAATAACGGCAACTAACACGTTATCTGTTGCAGTTCAGGCAACTAATAAGATAAATCAATCTTCTTCATCAATCGTGCTAAATCGAGCCTTTGACTTTTTAGTGCTTGAAACAGATGGCAGTTTTTCTTTCACTATCATTGGCGGAAAAAACTCGCTTAATTTTTCCGACTTGTTAGGCACAATCTCGACAGCGCAGCAGGGCGGAACGGCGGGCGGCGACCTTTCGGGGACATACCCCAATCCAACGGTTGCGCCGAAAACCTTGGCGATTGGAACAAATAAGTTCCGTAACGCCAACTTCGACATTGCGCAACGAGGCACATCAGGAACGGTCACGGCGGGGACGACAGCATATACGCTCGACGGTTGGCAAGTAGCCCCAACTGGTGCGGATGTGGCGTGGGCGCAACACTACTTCAGTGACAACATCGGGCCAAACCATTTGAACCTTGCTTGTGCCACCGGCATGACAGCTTGCACGGTGCAACAACGCATTGAGAGCTTCATGGCTGAGCAGTTGACTGACTTTAGTGGAACTCAAAGGCAAATAACTGTTCAATGGCAAATTCGAAACGATAGCGGGGCCTCGTTCACGCCACAGATTGCAACCGATATTCCTAATGCCGCCGATAATTTCAGTGCTGTGACAGCAGATTTGGCGGCGACTAACTTGCAGGCGTGTCCAAATGGCTCAAACACGCTGGTGGCTTATACGTTCACTCCCGGCAGCAGCAACATGCAGCACGGATATCAGATTAAACTTCTTCTCGGTGGGGCACTCAATCATGCGACAGGAAGCGTGAGCATTGCGCTCGCCGACGTGCGAGTGACGCCGAATGCCGCAGCGGGCTTGAACGGCAGTCCGCCTCCTATTGAACTGCGACCTATTTCTGAGGAAATGCTTTTTTGTGAGCGCTATTTGCCTGCGATCAACTACAACGGAAGTACCAATCAGTATTTTGGCTTCGGCGCGGCTTTCAGCACGACGCAGGCTTTTGCCTTAGTGCCTTTCCATACGCCGACAAGAGCACCAATCACGGGAATTTTGACAAGTGCTGCGGCGAATTTCGGCATGACGGACGCGAGCGCGACGCCGCAGGCGCTTAGTACGCTTACGTGGAATGGTGGCGGCGTTGATCAAGTTATTGTTGTGGGAACGGTCGCCGCTGGCACGCCCTTTGTGGCGGGAAATGCGAGCGCTCTCGGCATGATCGGTTCTCATGCTCAGCAAATCCTGTTCACCGGAGCGGAACTCTAGGAGGGCCTCATGGCGAGCATCTTCGGCGGCGTATTTGATAACTCTGTTCAGCAACAGGCTGCGCAGGATCAGATCCGCGGCATCAACGCCGGATACGGTCAGCTTTCCGATCTGTTTGGCCAGGGAAGAGCCGCCACTACCGGCGCCTATGGAACGGGTCGGGATGACCTGTTCAACTCCTTCAATTATGGAGCCGGTGCTGCAACAAATTATTCCAATGCAGGCCTGGGTTATCTCGGTCAGGGCTGGAACGCCGCCACCAATGCCGCAGTTCCATCCTTCCAGAGCGGCGCCAACGCAATCACCAACGCGATCAATACCGGCACCGGGCAGATCTATGGCGGTCTCGGCGGCGCCAACGCGGCACTCGGAGGTGGCTACAACGCCGCCCAGGACGCAGCCACGCGGAACTATTATGCCGGTATCTCTCCCTTCATGCAGAATTGGGCGCAGGCCAACCAGGGATCCAACGCCCTTGCCGATGCGCTCGGGCTCAATGGGCCGCAGGGCAGCGCCAATGCGGTGGCGGCCTTCCAGGCCAATCCAGCCTATCAGTTCGGTCAGCAGCAGGGGCTCAATGCCATCCAGGCGCAGGCGCAGGCCTCGGGCATGGGGGCCTCGGGCAATGCGCTGATGGACGCGGCGAAGTTTGCCAACAATTATGCCAACCAGGGCTGGAACTCATACATCGGCAATCTGTCTCCCTATCTTAATTTCGCCACTCAGGGCGCCGGAGGCATCCAGGCGGGATTTAATCCGCTCGCCGCGACGACCAGCGCCAACGCAATGCAGTACGGCCAGCTTGGCTCCAACAACATCATGAACGCGGCGCAGCTTGCCAACGCCAACCAGTTGAACATGGGCAACTGGCTCAACACCAACGCCATGAACCTGGGGAGCCTACTCTCCGGCAATGCGATGAACTACGGCAATCTCGCCAACGCCAATCAGGTCAACTTGGGCAATAATCTGCTCTCGGGAGCGCTCACTACGGGCGGGGCGGCGAATACCAATGCGATGAACCTGGGCAATCAGCTTGGGTCCTCCTTCACCAATCAGGGCAATGCCGCCTATGGTGCGCAGACCTCGATCGGCAACGCCAACGCCAACGCCGATCTCGCCCAGGCACAGGCCAACGCCAACATCCTCGGCACCATCGGCCAGGGGGCGAAGTTCGCGGCGAGCGTCATCTCCGATCGGGAGATGAAAGACGACATCGAGCTTGTCGGCCGACTATTTGATGACCAGCCGGTCTACCGCTATCGCATGAAAGGTGATGCTCGTCACCAGATCGGGCTCATCGCCCAGGACGTCGAGCAGTCAAATCCCGACGCAGTCGTGCAGTTCACTCCGCACGTCAAGGGCGTCGATTATCGCAGGGCGACCAACGCGGCGGCCGAGATCGCACGCCGTTTCCTGGAGGCAGCGTGATGGCACAAGACGGCAACACCAATCCCTACGTGGTCGTTGGCTCGCCCAACTACGCCACGCCCGTGCTCAATATGTTTGGCGACAAATCGCCCACTCAGGGGCAGCAGGCAAACCAGCAGAATAGGCCTGGACAGCCGAACCAGCCAAGTTTCATGCAGCAACTGTGGAAGTATCTCCAGGGCGGTCCTCCACAGCAAACAAATCCCACCGGGCCCACCTATACCCCGAGGGGTCCCATGAACATCACGCCCGATCAAACACAGATCGCCGGTAATCCGACGATGGGAAATCTTTACTGATGGGCCTGTTCGATCTGATCCCCACCCAGCAGCAGCAGCCCTCCTTTGCCTCCGGCAACTGGGGTAACCCCGGCATGACCAACTATGCGGCGCCGCTGATGGCGGCGGCGGGCTACGGGCCGACGGTCGGACAGCCGCAACTTCCCTCCGCCCAGGAGGCGACCAACCGACAGGCTCCGCCCGCCGTCCCGGCCCCCTCCTCGAGCATGCCGCTCACGGTCTCGACGCCGGGCGCAATGCAGGTGCCGCAACAACAACAGCAGCAGCAGCAGCAACAGACCCAACCACAGCAAGCGCAGCCCTGGTGGGCCCAGTTTCTCGGAGGCAGGTAGATGCCCGACTACATGGTTGGCAACGCCCCGCAGGGTGGGACCTATCGCGTGCCCCAGGTCGATACGTCCTGGATCGGGGATCTGCCGGAACTCTACCGTCAGGGGCAGCTTCGCCGCGCCTTCAACGAGGTGCCGGTGGATCCGAAGACGGGCGGGCCCGACACCCGGGCGATGGCGAACAAGATCATCTCGATCGCCGGTCCCCAGGCGGCGCAGCCCTATATCCAGCTTTGGGGGCAGCAGGTCGCCGGTCAGCAGCTTGGGCAGGCGATGCGAGGCATGCCCACCGGGTACGAGGGCGGGGAAACTCCCACGAGCGGCTATCCGGACCGCAATCCCCACACCTCGCCCGGGCACCTCGGTGCAGGCGTCACTCCGGGCCAGACCTACGGCACGGTGGGCGGCCGCAATCCTGTCGCTCCCGAGGATAATCGCGCCGAAGGTCCAACCATTAATTCGATGATCGCAAGGGCAGGGATCCCCCCAGGCCCAGCCAGGGACAGGATGGTTCAGGCGCTGGCCGACGCTTTCTTCTTCGGAGATCCCGACGCCCTCGATCGAACCTTGCAGGGCGATCAGCCGCAGACGGTGCAGCAGGCCATTACCAATTATCAGAGGGCGCTTGCGAGCCAATCACAGCAAGCCGCACAAGCTCAACCTCTGCAAACGGGAGGCCAGCCGACGGCCCAGCCGAGGCCCGTGGTGCCGCAGCAGCAGCCGGGCGCCATCGGAGCCCAGCCGGGACCCGGACCCGCACCAGCGGGCCCGCTAGCGCCAGCACAGGCCCCGGGGTCGCCGGGAGGTCCCATCGCGCCGCAACGCGGAGTGACGGCGGGCGCCAATGACGTGCTCGCGGTTCCGCCGCAGTTCCAGATCCCGACGATCGGCCGGGTCGCGCTCGCGCACCGAATGGTCTCGGCGCAACTCGCCAACCCCTACACCACGCCGCAGCAGAAGGCGGCGGCGGAGGCAACGCTCAAGACCTTCGAGGATCAGCTTAAGGCGGCGAATGACTTCTGGTCGAAGCGTGGGCAGGTCCCCGACACCATCAAGGAGGCGCTCACCACCACCGGAACGCCGGATACGGCGGCGCTGGCGGCGGCAAAGAAGGCGCAGGAATTACAGACGACAACTTCGGCCTCGCACATGTCTGCAATGAACGAGAGCGCGCGGGCCTACGAGGCAGATCTCAAACCCCTGTTCACGATGGCCCGATCGGTGCTCAATCAGCCCGATATGTATACCGGCATGGGCGGCAACATCTCTCTGTTCAAGAACCGGCTACTCGCCGCCGTAGGCATCAATCCCAATGCGCCGCAAGCACAGGAGATGCTCGGCAAGATCACCTCGATGGCAACGCTCGCCACCATCAACCAGCAACGCACCGACGTGATGCAGGCCGGGACCGGCGCCTCCGGCAATGCCGGGCGTATCTTCTCGCAGCAGGTCGATCTCGTCGCCAAGACCGTTCCCGGCCTCGAGAACTCGATCGCCGGTAACCTTGCGCTGGTGGAAATCAACGATCGCATGGGTGCGCTGCGATCAAAGATCGCGGAAATAGCAAACAGGGAGATGACCGCTCGAGCAAACAGCCGGGATCCGGCACTGCGCGCCAATCCGTATCCGCCGCCGCAGGTACTCGATGAGAAGATCTCCGCCTATCTGAAGGCGCACCCGATTTTCACGCAGGACGAAATCCGTAATCCGACTTTGCTCGGCGCACGCACTTTCTCCAGCCCATCGGCGGCGGCGGCGGCGCTCGGTGAGGGGCAGGTCTACAAGAACGCCAACGGCGATTACGTGACGGCGCACAAGAAACCCAATGGCTGAGACTGCCAGTGGCATTGCCACCCAGGATCCCGGTGGCCCTGCGCTCAACCTTCCGGCCTGGGAGGGTGCCACCCCCGCGCCGCAACGCCCGCGCATCGAGATTACGGCGCCGCGGCCAAGCTACGAGGAGCGGCCCTATCAGGCGCCGCCAGAGGCAGCACCTGAGGCAAAACCCTCCCCTCCGGCCGTCGCAGGCTTCGAAGAGCGGCCATACAAGGCTGAAGAGACGGCACCGCGGGAGGGCGTCCCTGAGTTTAGCGGGCTCGAGGCGGCCGGTGAGGGCTTTCTCAATATGTTCAGCTTTGGCGCCGCGCCGATGCTGGGCGGGCTCGCCAACGTGGCGGGGCCGGAATGGATCCAGCAGGATCGCTATGGGCCCTCCGGCAATCCGATCGCGCCGATCATCGGCGCCTATAAGATGGCGGCGAACTGGGCCTCGAGCCACCCGGATCCGGCCGTCAAGGAGGCCTACGACAAGGGCCGCGAGGCGGGCCAGAAATACCACGAGGAAGCCTATCAGCAGCATCCGGCGGCCTATATCGCGGGCATGGCGACGGCGGCTCCGTTCAGCCCTTCCTTTGGGGCATTAAGGGCCGCCGGTACGGCCGGTCGGATCGCGCAGGGCATGCGGGCGGGAGGTCTCGGAGGCCTCGCCTATGGGGTGGGATCCTCCGGCGGCGAAGGCCTCGCGCCCGAAGATGCCCTCAAGCGGACGGCACTCACAACCGGCCTGGGGGCGGCTACCGGGGGCCTGTTCAATTATGCCCTCGGGCCGCGTCTGGCGGCGACTGGTCCCGGTACGGGAGACGCCGCCGCGAGGACGGCGGCAGGCCTGGGCGAGCCCCTGGCGCGCGGCTACTCCAGCGACAGTCCCTTCCTCCAGGGCACCCTCTCCAAGCTCCGCTCACTGCCCTTTGTCGGATCGAGGATCACCGGGCAACTCAACCGGACGACCGAGGCGGCCGGAGGAGCGCTTTCGGATATCGCCGGAGGCATGGGCGGTCTCGATCGGGCGGCGGCCGACGTCGCCCTGCGCGGTACCGAGGCGATACCGGGAGGCGCTCCGGCGACCGGGATCCAGGGCATCATCGATCGCAACGTCGAGCATATCGACAATCTCTACGGCACGACCCGCGCCCGCATCGACATGAATGATGCCGGAGGAATGCCGCTCACCAGGGCGGCGCTCGACCGGGTCTATGCGCGCCGTACCGGGCGCGGCATGGACGATCCCTACGTTGGGCTCGAGCAGGCGGAAAATCTTGCCAGCAGACCCAATGGGGCAAACTTCAACGAAGCACACGCCGCCCGCGCCAATGTGCGCGATCGAGGCGGCTCACGCGATCGCCACCCCGGTTACGACGCGCGCGACTATAACGAGGTCGTCCGCGCCATGACGCAGGACATCGAGCACCTCGTGGGGATGTCGGCGGCGCGGGTCGAACAAAGACAAAATCCGACGACCTCGACCGGTCAGTCGCGCTATCTGGCGGCGGGGCGCGCCATTTTGAACTTCCGCGAGGCGGAGGACAGCTTTGGTCCCATCGCGGAGCTTAACCGCAGACTTCAAAGGCTTATAGACAGTCAGGGTGAGGGCGCCGTCTCCACGCTGCTTAACGCCTCGAGGGCCAAGGGTGGCGACGTCCGGCTGCTGGCCGACATGCGCAGGCTGTTGCCGCAGCACGAGTTCCAACAGATCGGCGGCACGCTGCTAAACGACATCATGCGAACTCCGACGGGAGATTTTTCCTTACAGATCTTCTCCAACAAATGGAGGACGGGTGTTTCCGATGAGGCAAAAAACATTTTGTTCTCGCCGCAGACGCGGGAAGCGCTCGACGGCATAGCTGGGCTCGGCACGCATCTGCGCGGGGCAATGGCGGAGATGAACAGGTCGCATACAGCCTCGGTGCTGGTGCTGGTCGATCTCGCCAAGGACGCCGCCCTGCTTTATCACGATCTCGCCAATCAAGGTGCGATCGCTGGCGGCGGCGCGCTCGGCGCGACGACGACGACGGCATTGTGGCTATTCGGGCAGTGGCTCGCCTCTCCCGCCGCGGCCTCCTCCATCAACACCTGGAGGCGGGCCTATATGGGGGCGACGATGTCTCCGACACCCGCCCGCATGGCGGCCTTCAATCTCGCCACCCGCAATCTCGCCAATAATCTCAACTTGCCCGCAGAGCAGATCCTGCGCCATTCAATGGCGCGCGCAGGCGGCCTGTTCACGCCACAACAGCAGAACCAGACACAATAGGTTGGCGGGATAATCGAACGCCAAAACAGCGAGGATCGTAATGAGAAAAATCGCCACCTTCCTGGCTCTCACGTTTCTGTTCCTGACCGAGGCGGTGGCGCAGGGAACCATCAACATTGCGCTCACCCAGCAGTTCTCGTTCACCGGCTGCACCAGCACCAATGTGTGCGGGCGGCCGCTTGCTGGAGGCCTTCTCTACTTCTATCAGGTCGGAACTGTGGCGACGCCGCAGGACAGCTTTCAGGATACCGGCCTGACGCTGAAAAACCCGTGGCCGCTGCAACTCGATCAGAACGGCCGCGTGCCGATGTTCTATCTGGCGAATGGGTCGATCCACGTCCGTCTGACCGATAGCGGCGGCCTGCAACAGTTCGATTATCCGTCGATGCTGGTAGTGGGCCCCTCGGCCGGATCCGGTGGGGGCAGTGCCGTCGATGCGACGTCGATACTCTCGACGGGTGACATCAAGTTTCGCGCTACCAATGAGGCACTCACCGGCTGGGTCAAGCTCAATGCCCAGACCATCGGCAATGCTTCTTCGGGAGCGACGGGGCGAGCCAATGCCGACACCCAGGCGCTCTACATTTATCTGTGGACAAATTGCAATAATGCCCATTGCCCGGTATCGACCGGCAGGGGAGCTTCGGCACTTGCCGATTTCAATGCCAATAAGACGTTGCAGGTATTTGACTGGCGCGGCCGCATGCCAGCGGGTCGAGACTGCATGGAAAATTCCTGTCTCGGCATTTTAATTCCGCAAAATGTCACTTCCGGCGGTGGAGATACTGTCGATACCGCCACCGCCACTGGCGGGTTTTCCAATTATACGATGTCCCTGGTGCAGTTGCCGAACTTTTCTCCCAACAATTCGGCTAGCTTCTCGGCAACCAATAACATTAACTATACACCCTCCGGAAACGTAGGAACCTCCATCACCGGCACACAGAATTTATCGTTGCATGGGTCTCACAATTTTGCCTTAGGCGGGTCGGTAACGCCTACTTTGAGCGGGGCAAATACCCTGCATCCCTTTAGCGGTGGGACTTCTAACCATTTTCCGGCAGCAACATCATGGACTCAGGGATCAGCCGCCGGTTCAAGTATTTTTGTTCCAACCGGTACTGGCATTGCTGATAGTACTTTCACGGCATCGACTGCAATTGATCTATCGTGGACAACGTCAGGCATAACGGGCTGTCCAGGCGCAGGCACTTGTCAGTTTACTGTCAGCATTGTCAACGGCAGCAGTTTTGGTGGTACGACCGTTGATCTTACTAATGCCGCTTATTCTGTTGATAGTGTGAGCGGCAGCAATTTTGCTCTTGCTTCGGGGGCTTTCATCGCGACTAACAGCCTGAGCTATACGCCGCAAGGGACCGTATCGATGACTAATGGCTCAATCAACAACAACCAGACACAGTCAGGGACGCTGGCAATGCCGCCGTTCATGCTCGGCTCCTGGTACATAAAGCTCTAGCCATGTACGTCTTTCCAGTTCTCTTTCCCCAGGTCACCAATCGTGAGGATCTCCTCATCGTGTTGGCGTTCTACGATGACGACCTGTCGCAACCGATCAATCTGATGAATGTGTTCCTGGCGCCAGGGAACCAGAATGGCTTTTCCGGCAATCAATGGACAGTGACTGACGGGTCGATAGTCACCACCTCGAGTGACGGAATTGTGATTCCCGGCTATCCCATCACCAGGGCCATCATCGGCAGCTTTACCGTAGCGCCCAATCTCGGCATTCTGCCGGGAGACGCTTTCAAGATTGCCGACACGCCTAGTGGTCTTAACTATATGCTTGGCTACGTCACGGCATACAACGTGGCGACGGGTCTGATGACTGTTCAAATCGGGGTCAATTTTCAGTTCGAGATCCGGCGCGGTGGGCCGCGGATGACCAATACGACGGGTTACGTCGATTTTTACGATTTCGGTACGCCTGACGATCTCGGCCCATTGCTCGCGGCAAACTTTGCTCCCAGTACGGCCAATGGTGCAATATCGGTAATCGATCAAGGCTTTGTCCAGGTCCGCTTTCCTGAGAGCGTATTTCGTACCCTCGGCTCGTCTCCGGGAGGTCCCTCGCAGCCCTCGGGCGGGGCGGGAACATTCACCGTCGGCATGACCATGACCGACAGCATCGATACACGGCAGGTCCTGCTCGGCAATTTGCCAGTTCTCTGGGGCGGAGTGACGCTATGACCCTTCCAGCAAATATCCGGCTTGCGATGCAGGTCCCCTTCCCCGCGATGGTGACGGGGACGGGTCCAATTTCCATTACCAAACAAAACGGGGTGTGGACAGTCGGCTTTTCGAGCGCGGCATTTGGCGTACAAAACCCGCCGCCCAACAGCCTGATGAATACGGATTACGTTCTTACCTACGACAGCGTCAACCGCACCTACATCAACGTGCCGATCGGTTCGTTCTATTATACCGGCGGCTTCATGCGATTTGTTGCCAAGGGAGTCAATTTCAACTCAGCAAACACCGACACGCAGATCCCGATTGTTCTCCCTCCCGGCATCTCGCGCTATCGCGTGCAATTTACTGCAATCAATAATGCGAGTGCGAGCATATCGACGGCCACGGCCGGTATCTTTACGGGGGCAGGTGGAACCGGGCAAGCAATCGCGGCTAATCAGGCAATTACCCTGACGGCCCCCGCAACTGACACGCTCAACAATACGATGCAATTGGCTGTAACTAATCAAACTACAATGGCCTATAACGATGCAACTTTGTTTGTCCGGGTCGGGACGGCGCAGGGTAGCCCTGCCACGGCAGATGTCATTATTTGGATTATGCCATTGTCCTGATAAATTCGATTGCCCAGATCCCGTCACCTTTCATCCGCCACAGCTTCTCGGCGGCAGTGACGGGGTCGATCTTCCTCTCCACCCACCACTCGCGTTCGTTGTGCCGATGCTGGTCCGCGTGGCAGGACCGGCAGAGGGGCACCGCCCATTTGTCGTCAGGCTTCTCACCGATGCCGACGGCGCGCTTGCCGTGGCGCCTGCTGGAGAAGCGGACGTGAGCGGCCTCGCAGGTGTGCTGTGCCTTGCAGACGAGGCAGGGCAGGGTGCGGATCCAGGCGAGGTGTTTCTCGCTCTTCTGGCGCGGCGCACGGTAGCGCAGTTTCATGCGCCCCTCGGACTGACCATCTCGAGGATTTCCGCACGTATGGCCTGCGCTGTGGTTCTGGGAGGCATCCAGCGCAGAATAACCTCGACGGCGTTGTCGAAAAAGATGTTGAAACTCGTCTGATCCATGCTTTCCCACGCGATCGAGCCCACCCTGGTGATGACCTTGCCGCTCTCCAGATCGATGAACTGTTCGAACAGCCCGCAGCGGAGCTTGAGTTGCTCGTGGATGCGTTCCTCGGGGAAGCCCGCCATCACCGGGGAGTGCATCCTGATAAAGCGGATCATCGCCCAATAGAGGCGATGGTGCTTCGGGTTTCTCGCCTGCTTGACCTCAACTACGACCTCACGGCCGAGACGCATGGCGGCGAGAAGATCGGCGCCCTCCGCGTCGATAGCGAAGAGGCCCAGTTCGCTCGTGTGGCGAGAGAACCGGACCTCGAAAATGGCCTTGGTCACTGTGGCCGCAATGTAGATCGACTATTGGCATATCTTGATGGTCGCGTTGTCGTTCCCTTTCGTTTAGCCTCCTCCCATTCGCGCCAAGTTTTCGGCAACGGAGGCCAAGAAGTTGGGCTGTCCTTTTCGTCAAGTATGTACTTCTCCAATGCCATAAAGGCATCAAATGCTTCACCAAGTTTTTGATCACTGATCGAATTTCGACTATCCGGATGCAGGGCACGGCGGATTGTGTTGAATGTTTCTTTCTTCATTAATCCCCTGCGCTTGTCGTAGAGGGTTTTCGCATCGTGAACCTGCTTTTTCCAGTGCGGAAGCATAACTTCGTCGATACGACGGACCACCTCTTGGCGAACCGTTTCGGTGAATTGTCGGTCGAGATTTTTTTTGTATTGACGGATAGCGGCATCGAGTTTTTCCTGTGCCGTCATCGATAGCTCAGATCGGTCTATCTCGGGATCGGCCCGGCCCTTGCGCACGAGTGCCTCGTCCTCACGTGCGCGACGGACTTGGCGTGGGCTCACGCCAGTCTGTTTCGCAATCTCTTTATCGGAGAGCCCCTGGTCGGCCAGCGCAACGACAGCATCCGCACCCTTGACTGGCGCTGGCGGTTTTGTTTGTTTGCTCCCCTTGGGCCGTCCTTCACCCTTGCGGCCACGAGCGGATGTACGAGGTTGAGTTTGTTCATCATGAACAAACTCTCTTAGGTCACGCACTATCGTCGGATGGCTCACGCCGAGTTGGGTAGCGATCTGCTCCATTGTATATTTGGGATAGAGTTCCATGGCCTTTGCCTTGCGCTTGTTCTTATCTTTGCGCTCTTCTGGTAGCAGGCTCCACCAATTTGCAATCGGACAATCATCGGGGCATGTCCGATCTCCGCCCATGGGACACACACATTTCATTTTGGTTTTCTCCACGGTCCAGCGAGAAGGCCGGGGAGTGATCCCCGGCCTGAATTGTATTTAGTCTGTCATTGTCTCGGGATCCCTGAGCAGCTTTGTCTCGGTTTGCTCTGGCGCTCCATTCATAAGCCGCTCTTTCTCAGCTTGTACTTCGCGCTCTGGGCGACTTTGATGATGGCGCCAAAGAACGCGACGCATACCGAAGGCGATTGCTCGAAGCTTAACATTCTGAAGAAATTCATCGCCCGCTTCCTGTGCTTCTTGTTGAACCATCTGCGCGGCTAGCACGTCGTCCATCAACAGTGACCCAGTGACAGCCTCGCTCGGATCAATGGCGTCAACCAGTTTTTGAAATTCTGAGTTCTCCCAGAGTTTGACGACATAGGGCTGAACACGGTCGACAATTGTCGGCCTACGCTTTAGTCTGTTGAGTGCCTCGAACTCTTGTTTCGTGGCCGGGAGTGGCGGTGCTCGTCTCAGGATAGGTGTAGATGTCATCTCGCTCTCCTGTTGGTGGGTACGCCGCTCCCGATGTCGCCGCACACGTTCGGCTATGGTCATCGGGCGTTTTCCGATTGGTGGGCGTCCCATAGAATTTCGTTACCATATCCTTTGTAACGTTACAAGCCTCAATCCGGCGCACCCATCACGTTCTTGAGCCGCGCCATGTAGAGAGCGCTGCCAAGCTTGTAGTAATCCTCGCCCACCTGATCCCTGGCGGCGAGCAGCACATCGGTTTTGATCTTGGCAAGCTCGCCCAGATCCTCGGTGCCGACGAGGGCGCCCTCGAGATCCTTGAGCCACTGGTCGCCGTCGAGCCCCTCGGTGATCTCGCCGGTCTCGGCATCCACCTGATCGACCCGCGGCGGCAGCGGCCGGATCTCCGCTTTGAGTTCCTCGCGGCGGCGCCGCAATGCAAGCTCACAGGTCCGGTAGTCGGTCTGGCTGGTCTTTGAGAGCGTGACGAGATTGTGCTTGTTGGCGAGGTACCACGCATCGACCTCTTCCACGCTGCGCGCCGCCCTGATTGCCTTGCAGTAGGCATCGGTCCACATGCCGGGTCCCTTGGCGACGATCCCGTGCGGCTCGAGCTTTTTCTCCGCATCCGTCGCGATCTGCTCGGCGGCGCGGCGCGGCGCAGGCTTGACTGTTGCCTCGCCGTCGCTGTCCTCGGCGTCGGGCGTCGAGATGTTGAACTGATGGATCAGCCAGTATTTGTGAGCCTGGGTGGCGGCCTTGTTGATGGCCTTGTCGTCCATCACGCCCTTCTGATCGGTCAGCCGCGCCATGCCGGTCCACACCGGCCGCTCCGGCCAGACGTCGCCACCCTCGTGCACGATCGTGAACTGATAGGTGATGGCAACGAGCCGGTCCTCGATCGTGCGGTTGACTTCGGACTGAGTGACCATGATCCCGTGCGCAATCATCGCCTTGCGCACCTCGCGCACGATGTCCTGCCAGTCCTGATATTTGTACTTCTGGAACTGGTTGAACCCGTCCTTGGCGATCTCCCCGATATCGCGCGAGATGGCGATCATCGCCTTGGCGATGGCGGAGGGGTAAGAGCGGGGCGCCACCTCATTGAGATATCGCCCCGCCCCTGCGGTTGCCCCCTGCACGGCCGGGAGTTTCGGCGCTGGTTCGACCTGAAGCTCAGGCGCCTGTTCGCGTGTCGTCGTGTCGTTCATCTTACCCTCTTTTCTGTGAGCTTGACCATGTCGTAGAGACCGCGCATTGTCAGGAATGTTGTCTTTTCCTGCTCGAGCGACGGATAGAAGTGATGGCTGAAATCGCCATGCTCCTTATCGAACCGGCAAAGGTGAAAGCCGCCATTGAGCGCCACTTTCGGGTAGTTTTCAGACCAAAGAATGTCGTATCCGGCAAGCTGATAAAGATGATCCGGATAGACTGCATTCGCGTTCTTCCAGTCGAGCAAAACATGAGCGCCATTGTGATTGACGCCGATGGCATCGAGCGTTCCACCAAAACGATGCTTTGCCGAGGTCAGTGCGACCTCGCAGTACCTGATCACAATCTTGTTGCCCTCGTACCATTGAAGGTAAGCCTCGAAGGCCACCGTGGCACGTCTGACGTCCTCATCCTTTGCTTTCGCAAACGCCGTAAGCGGAAGTGATCTCGCCTGATCGTGCACCCACTGGTGGGCAATGGTGCCGGGCATGGTGGCCTCGGCGCGGGCATCGTCCAGCGTCACACCCTTGAGCCCCTGCTGGTTGGCCCAATGGATGAGCCCGCCGGAGTTTTTGAACCGGTTGATGATGGTGGTCACCGAGGGCACACGCTCGGTGCCGATCTTATAGGGTTGCGTTGGCATCTTTGAGATAGTCCCGAATGGCGATGATCCCCATGTCGATCGAGCGGCACTGGCGGCCGAGGATCACGCCCACGTAGACTTCCTCACTCTTCGCCGTTTGCTGCTTTGTGCTCATCGATGCCTCTGGTGAAGGTGTCGGCCAGACGATCGTCTGCCCTGGTGGTGTTGTCGTATTTGGCGGCGAGCTTCTTCCTGTTGTCGATCATCTCTTCGACATAGGCCTGCATGCGCTGTTTCTTGTCGGTCCAGAAATCGATGCGGTCCTGGATGGCGCCCATCATGTTGGCGCCCATCCTGATTGCGTCCTGGATGATCTCCTCGCCCTTCTTGCTTAGCGGCAGAGCTTCGGCCGGAGGTGTCAGTTGCTTGCTCTCGCCGGGAGCGAAGGTCAACGCCTCGTCCAGTCCCTCGATGACCTTGTTGAGGCGCGCTTCTCCGGGAGAAAATCCACTGATCTGCTGTTCGTTATCCACGGCGTCAGCCTCCTGATTGAACTGTTTGCCCGAAAGGGTGGCCGGTGCGCGGGGTCGGCGTGGCGCACCGGCCGAGAGGTCCTGACGAGGACCACTCAACGTCAGGCCCCCTGTTCGCAAGGGGTCTTATCCGACATGGATATAGGCCTGTCAACCCCTATTGACAAAAATTTATCTAAGGTGGATTGTCAGTGGCACACAGGACATTGTCCATGAAAGCAGATCGGATCCGGCGCATCCGCAAGCGCCTGGGCGAGAACCAGCACCAGTTCGGGCGCCGCCTCGGCGTCCCGCAGAATACGATTTCCCGCTGGGAGACCAATGGCTTGCCGGAGACCGGCGTGCACCAATTGGTGCGGGCGGAGCTGCGGCGCCTGGAGCTTGATCTGCGGGAAAAGAAAGGGCCAGCCGATGCCGGGACGGACGTGGGCGTTACCGCATGAGACCGTAGTCGATTTTTTCCACAGGTACTTCAGCCTCGGGCACTCGATCATCCGGATTGCACGCGAGACCGGGGTGCACCGGCAGACCGTCGAAAACCGTTTGGGGGCGGCACGCAGAGCCTTAGGCGACGTGCGCTACCAGCCGGGACGGGAACGCGCCGACGAGGCCTTCACCAGCAAGATGCGGGCGGCGATCGCGGCCGGTCAGGAGCGGGCTCCGGTGAAGATATCCACAGATCCGTCCACAGACCGGCCGCGCAAGCTCATTCCCAGCCGGATCGGCTCGATGACCTCCTCTTCGGGGTGGTGAGATGAAGCGCTATTCGATCCTGGTCATCGAGCACCCAGCCCTCTCCAACGGCAAGGAGTATGAGCTTTGCCAGTGCGACACCAACCCGAAGGAGATCGCCCAGGCGGCCACCCGGCAGATGGTGTCGTTCAAGGATCCCGTCCTTGGCAAGCGCACCTCGATGCCGAAGTTCTCCAGCGTCAGGATCCGTGAAAATCTTCCCGATATTGTCGCATAGGAGATGCCCATGGGGCGCATCAGGAGTATCAAGCCGGAGCTGCCGCAATCCGAAACCCTCGGCAGCGTTTCACGAGAAGCGCGACTATTATTCATCCTGCTTTTTACCCTCGTGGATGATGAGGGGAGAACTCGCGCATCCTCGCGACTTCTCGCGAGCCTTCTCTACCCTTTCGATGAGGACGCGCGAGATCTCATGGAGGAGTGGCTGACGGCTCTCGAAGGAATTGGGGCCATTGAAAGGTATAGGGTTGACGACACTGACTACCTCGAAATCATAAAATGGAAGCAACATCAGAAGGTTGACAAACCAAGCCGATCAAAATTTCCACCTCGGAACAGGGACGATGTCGTCAGTCTCGCGACCTTTCGCGAGGCCTCGCGAGATGTCGTGGTAGGATCTGGATCTGGATCTGGAAGGGATCTGGATCTGGATCTGGAAGGGATGGGAAGGGATCTTCAGAAGGGTAAGAACCCTTCTGCCACGCTTCGCGCGGCGGTTGACGATCCTGTTAGGGAAAATCTAGAAGTTGAAAGCAAGCAAGAGGCCTCCAAGGATCCCAGCGTTCCCGACGTCGGCTATGCGGATCCCAGGGACGAGCTTTGGGCGGAGGGCCCGGTGATCCTCGAGACGCTCGGCGTCGACAACGACCGCAAGCGTCGATCGATGCTGGGCGTGTGGATGAAATCTACCGGCGACAACGCCGATGCGGTCCTGCTGGCGCTGCGGCGGGCGCAGGAGCAGCAGCCGCAGGATCCGATCCCGTGGATCACGCGGGTCATCGCACACAGCGCCAGAGGAGGGCAAAATGCCAGAGGCTACGAGGGAACCAAGCTTGCCATCGACAATCTCGAGCGAAAGCTTCGTGCTGGCACGAGTACGCCTGCTCACGGCGGCCTACCCGCAAGTGACGTTCCCGGAAGGGTTCCTGGTGCAGGTGGCGACGGTACTCTCCCGCTATCCGCCCGACGTCGTGGAGAGGACCACTGACCCGTTCTCCGGCGTGCAATCGCGGGAACGGTTCCTCTCGATTGCCGCCATCAAGGAGGCCTGCGAGGCAATCATGCGGCCGATCTGGGAGCGGACAGTGCACGATCGGCGGGTGGCGGAGCAACTGGCGGAGCGGCGCCGCCATGCTGCTCGCATCACGCAAGGCCAATCATGACCCTCATCCTGCCAGCCTCGATGTGGGGCGCCGACGGCGGCGAGCCGTCCTGGTACGCGGTGCAAACCAGCGAGTGGATGGAGCGGCGGGTGGCCGGGTGGCTCGCCGCGATGCACTTCTTCGGGGTCTACCTGCCTACCTCGCTGGAGCGGGTGGACGAGCGCCGGATCCGGCGAGTGCCGATCTTCCGCGAGTATGTGTTCCTACACCTCGGACATTGGGCGGAAAACGCGGTCCCGATCCTGCGCCTGCCCAACGTCATCGCGCTGATCGGTCCCATCCTCGAGGACGAGATGCGGGCAGTCCGCTGGCTAGAGTTCGAATTAAACAGGCCCGTAATCGCCCAGAGAAGGCCAAGGAGAGGCTGGAGGCGCCGGAGGGTACCATCCTAGCCCCCGATCGCGTTAAGCCTCTCCCTGGCCTTCCCTGGGGCTTGACAGCCGATCGCGTTTGGGGCCCTGATGACGCCCGCGCCAGCTTGCAGATAGCCCGCAGGGGGTGGTCTCGCTCGGTCGCGGCCGGAGCGGTGCTTCCGCGAAAAGTTGAATTGCGTCCCGCCTCCAGACCAGGAGAGAGGGGATGCGCCCCCGGCACCTCGGTGGTCCTTGGTGCTGGGGGCACCCATGCAGATCTTTCACTTCGGCGGCCACGACAGCGGGCGGGCCTGCTGCATCTGCGGGCAGCAGATCCACGCGGTGGGTTATTCACAGGGCGCCAGGTGGTTCTGCTGGTCGCATGTCGGGGTGCCTGATGGCGAAAGTATCGAAAGCCTCAGTCCACTATCGCAGGGCGACGAGCGAGAGGCGCTGCGGCAAGTGCGAGATGTTTGATGGGCCGGATGAGTGCACCCTCGTTGCGGGCGATATTCATACACGCGACACTTGCGACGAATGGGAAATCATACCTCCGACAGTCTACGTGTTCAGACATGGTTCGACGGCGGAAAATCGCGGCGGCCCCGGTAAGGATCTGCTGCGCGGCCACACCGACATTCCGATGTCAGCAAAGGGCGTTCGCGAGGTAGCAAAAACTGCTGACGTGGTCGCGCATGTCGTTATCCCGATCCTCTATTGCAGCGATCTGCGCCGTGCCGTCAAAACCGCGGAAATCATCTCCAGCAAACAAATAGAGCGGCCGACGGTCTATCATACCGAGAGGCTGCGCACGTGGGACCTGGGCGATCAACTCGAGGGCCAACTGACGACGCCGCGCGTGCTCAACCGGGTGAAGAACTACATCCGGCACGATGATGAAGTTCCGCCTGGGGGAGAGGCGTTTGGCGCCTATGTCAAGCGCATCGTGGCGGAGATCGGCAGACTGTTTGAACGCACGCAGCAGCGCGGCGGCATCATCGGCATCGTCAGCCACGGCAGAACCGCTCAGGTGCTCGACCTGTGGGTCGCCGCGCGCTGCGATGAGGCCTGCATGAAGCGGGATTATCGCGAGCTTCTGGCCGACGAGCCCTCGACCCTCCAGCCGGGAGGCGCGGCGCGCTATTGTTTTCAACGCGGACGCTGGCGCGGCGAGGAGATCATCGACAATCCCAGGACGGCCGGAACGCAGACGATCGGAACAAAGATTGCGGCCACCAGCTAGGAGGCTTCGAGTGGCAGGTCGAACTGGTTCTCGTTGGCCGCTTGCGGATGCTCATGCCGATGCAGCCAATGGTGACACTTGGAGCAGACGGCGAGGAGGTCGTCTAGGTATTCGTGGCCAAGGTGGGCGTAGGTCGAATGATGGCACTCGGTAGCAACCCGGTTGCAGCCAACCATTTCGCAGATCGGCACCATGCCGTTTTTGCTTTTGCGCTTGGCACGCTCCATCACTGCTGCCCGTTTGGCGGGGAGCAGGCGGAAGAACTCATAATCGACGCCACGCGGCGGCCAATACGCAACGGCGGATTTGCCGTAGCGGACGATCTTGCGATGAAGGCATGTGCGCATTGGTCTCTCCTGTGGCTGACACCAACAGGAGGACACAAACAATGAAAAACGGCAATAACTCAAACGGATATCAGATGATATCCAAGGTATCTCAAAGAGATAAATCCCAGGGAACCTTTACGCGGCATTCAAGCTGGCTGATGGAAGCATTAAATTTTCTCTGTCATTTAGGTAAACATCAAAATCTTACCGCCCCGGAAATATTCAGGAGAACTGTTGAGCCGATAGTAGAAAATATTTTATGGGTTCTAGCTGTACATGAGAATGAACTGGACCCTAACGATCAAGTGAGACTACAAAGCTTGCTTGAAGCAACTGAAGGAATGAAATCATGGCACAATCAGCAAAGTCACTAATGCGCGCGGGCCTGATCTCACCGAAGGCGGGAGCCAAGCTCGCCCAGCTACGGGGCACGCGAGCACAAGCTTCGAAGATGGCGCCGTTCGAGCATACCGATCGGGACGAGGGCAAGCTGCACTCGAACGCCGGAGCCGGTGGCGAGTACGGCAATCGCGGCATTGATCGCAAGCAGCACGGCAAGGGCGCCGTCGGCCGCGGGCAGGAAATGCCGACGCGCAGCAAGCGATCGGGCAAGCTATTCGCTCCGGCGCAGCGCGGCTCGAGCGAGACCGGCGGCGCCGAACACCGCGGAGGCCGCTACGCTCCCGGCCCCAGCCACGTCGATCAATTCCCGCAGAAGCTCTCCAGGGTGCGCGACACGGTCTCGAGCCGTCAGGCCTCTCCCACCGGCAGCGGAGCCTTTCCGGCCAGGACGGACCTGTCGACCCGCGGCCGCGGCCGCAACGCGATCAAGGGCGGCGTGCAGGGTTTTAAGGGCAACAGCTATGGAGCACCGAATAGTCGCCCGTAGATGGTCTGCCGAAGCTCTGGCGGAAAGGAAGCTCGGCCATGCCGTGGAAAAGCCTGGGCAAGTTCTCCAACAAGCTCGCCAAGCGGCCGGGCGCGGCCCGCTCGGCGGCGAAGCAGGCGAACGCGATCCTGCGCTCCGGGGCGCCGGAGGGAGTGGCGATCGCGACGGCCCTCAAGCATGCCAACAAGGGCCTGCACAAGGCGCGGATGACGGGGGCGATCAGCCCGCGGGCGGAACGTAAGAACTTCGACGTCGATGCAACAGCGACGAGCCACTGATGGCAAAGAGCGAACTGGTGGCGGCAAAGCTCGAGACGATCGCGGCCGAACTCGCGCTGAGGGTCAACGCCGCCGCGTCAGAGGCCAATAGCGGCGCGCTCGATCCGGTGCAGGAGGTCGAGGTGTGGCTGTGCGACTTCGCCAAGCAGGTGCGGGCCGGAGAACTCGACTGATGCAAAGCCTCGTGCCTGACTGGAAGATCTTCCGCCGCGTGCCGATCGCGTTCATCATGGTGCGATCGGGCAGCGCCAATCTGCTCACCCACCTGTGGATCCGTGACGGCAATTTCGGCCGCGAACACACAGGCTTACCGTGGAATAGAGGCAATGCCTAGGCTGAGAAAACCGAGAAAAGATCTTAGACTAAAAAAGACGGAAGCATCTAATACCACTGTTCTCGCAGAGGATAGAAATGGGGTTGTGCGCGACGCCTTCGGTCGATTGGCGCCCGGTTCGATCCTCAATCCTTCCGGGATTGGCGGCAGTTCAAAGAACGTGCTTTCGCACCAGTTTCTTGAGGATCTGCGCGAGATCTGGAACGAGGGCGGCAGGGAGGCTCTGCGCAAGGTGATGAAGAAGGATCCGCGCTCAATCATCCTGGTGGTGGCCGGGCTCGTGCCGAAGGAAATGATCGTGGACGAGACGCAGCGCATCTACATCATCAGGGACACTCCACTGACGGCGGAGGAATGGCACGCCAAGCATGCGGGTGCGGTGCCGATCCCGGATCTGAACTAGGACGTCGAGACCATTCCCCAGAAGATCAGCTTGCCGACGATGAGCGTGAGAAAGAGATCGCAGCCTGCCGAGAGCATCAGCAGGCCGACGATCGTGGAGACCAGGAAGGCGCCCATGGTCAGTACCTCGTCACAATCAGGTTGGTGGTTTCGTTCAGCGCCCGCAGCAGCCCCAGCCCAGGTCGGTGATCGAGCCAGAGCATGATCCCGAGGAACTGCCAGGGCTCGGCGTCGAGGTTCTCTATGAACCTCTCACCGGCCTCGGTGACCGGGCAGAACCCGATCATCGAGCCGTCGATCTGGTAGCGGATGTCACTCATTGTCGTGGTCCTTTCATTTTGACAATCGGACCATGACACGTCTCACCTCGGCTGTCTATCCATTTTGGATATCGTGCTGATCACGAATTATTTCAGACCTTCGGCGGTGATGCGCCAGATGATGCGGCTCGAACCTTCCTGCATGACGCGGGATCCGGTGTCCTCAACCAGTCCGAGGTCGCGAAGTTCGCCGCGGCGCTTGCGATAGGTGCTCTCGCGCTGGCGTCCGTAGACCTCGATGCAGCGATAGTGCAGGTCGAGATCTGTGAACTGGCGCAGCGATCGGCAGCAGGAGAGGACCTTGGCCTGCAAGGCGTTGAGATCGGGCACGATCGCCGCGGCGGCGCCGTGCGAGGTGTCGGGGTCGCTGGTGCGGACCATGCTATCAAATCGAGGATCAAATGCCGGTTCGAACGGCCGATCGCCCAACGTATCCTTCATTCGTCCCATTCTACCCTCCTAGTTTAGGTTGTGCTGATGGAACCGGAGAACACCCGCTTGCTGCTCGCCGTCATGGTGGTTGGTGGTTTCCTCGGCATCATGGGCTGCTGGTTCGTGTTCCCGCTCAAGGGTGACGCCCAGGTGTTTGGTCAGTTGCTGGGGACGCTCGGATCCGGCGGGTTCATGGTCGTCATCGCATACTACTTCGGCTCGAGCGCGAACTCGAAGGCCAAGGATGACACGATCGCACAGATTGCTGTGCAGCAGCCTGCTGCTCCTCCTGCCGCTCCCGGCGCTGGCGGGCCCGCGGCTCATTGAGGTTACGGATCCCGACGGCAACAAGGTCGAGATCAACGCGGTGGCGGTGAGCAAGCTGCGCCCGCACAAGGGCGGCTGCGTGATCACTTTGGGGGTTGGCCTGCTCCAGCATACGAAGGAGCCGTGCCCGGTTATCCACAGGCTGATGGAGGGCAAGTGATCGTCATCTCGAGCGGCCACGGCAAGCACGTGGATGGAGCGCAGGGCTTCCTCGATGAGCATCCGGAGGCGGTGCGGGTCGTAAACCGGGTGAGCGAGATGCTCACCGCGGCGAGGGTGGACGTGACCCCGTTCGAGGACACGACCTCGACGACCCAGTCCGAGAACCTCGACACGATCGTGGACTTCCACAACTCGCGCGGCCCGCACGAGCTTGACGTCTCGGTGCACTTTAACTCCGGCGGCGGCAGCGGATCCGAGGTGCTCTACGTCACCCAGCAGGATCTGGCAGGCAAGGTTTCGGCGGCGATGTCCCAGGCCGCGGGCTGGACCGATCGTGGCGCCAAGCACCGATCGGACCTCGCCTTCCTCAACCGGACGAACGAACCGGCCATCCTGCTCGAGGTCTGCTTCGTGGACAGCGCCGCCGATGCGGAGGCCTACCGGACGCGGTTCGACGTGATTTGCGCCGCGATCGCCAGGACGATCGGCAACATCGCCATGCGGCCGCGCGTGGCTCCGCTGTTGCAGGTCAGCGGCCGATGTTCGTGGTTCGGGGGTCCGGACGACATGGGAGTGGCGCCCGACGAGGGGCTCGCCTTTATCTACGACTACCACGCAAGGCCCGATCTGTTTTTGGCTCAGCAGCCCGCCGGAACCACGGGGCTCGCGCGGCGCCTCAACCCGGACGTCTACTACGTCGCCTGCCGGTGGGACTACGCCAAGACCCCGAAGGAGATGTTGGCCGGGAAAGGCGCCCAGGCGCTCGTGCGGACCTCGAGGAGAGCGCAATTGGCGTGGCCCGCGGATTGGGGCCCGCACGGTCAGACGCAGCGCGTGGCGGATCTGAGCCCCGGCCTGATGGATGCGCTCGAGATCGTCACCGACGATCCGGTAGAGGTGATCTATCCGGCGCCAGCCGTTCGGTGATCCGGCGCAGCTTGCCGTCAACCCAGGCATCGGTAGCAGGATCCTCGGAGTATTCGGCCCGGTAGGCCTCGACCAGGGTCCAGCGGCCCATCAGGGCTTCGGCGTTGGCGAGGGCCTCCTCGCGGGTGAGAAAGCGCAGGCCGTTCCCGGCCCACGCTCCCTGCACTTTGACCATTGGGCGCCAGGACATCAGAGGTCTCCCCACCCATCCTCACGGGCCTCAAGGACGAGACCAACGACGTGTTCGAGGGCCGTGTCCCGATCGGCAAACCACTGGTGCATTTCCCAGCGGCCGGTGTTGAGGCCGGTGCGGCCGAAGTAGCAGTAGCCGTTCCTCTCCTTGGTCACGGCCCAGGTGATTTCGCCTTCCCCACTTTCATGCCTCTGGAGGGTGGCGTAGAAGATGGTTCGCTTGAGTACGCGCATCGGAAGCTCCCCTGCGTCTGGTGTGTGGACACCCCCGGTGGCGCGAGATACGCCACCGGGGAGCACTCCGCCTCAGTCCATCCTGGAACCGGCGTAGGCGGTCACGCCGAGATCTCTGGTCAGTACCTCGGCCATCGCGCGGGCATGCGCCTCCTTTCGCTGCATCGACTGGCCGTGGTCGCTGATCCAGATCTGCATGCCACCGCCGTAGGCCTTGGAGGCGTGGCCATTCTTGGCGAGCCAGCGGGCGAAGCTCGAGGTCGCCGGGTAGATGTTGACCCAGGCGAACCCGCAGGGCCCCTCAGGGACCACCCACGACTTGCCTCCGGGTAAACCCTTAGAGGTGAAGAAGTCCGCCTCCGAGACGATCATGGTGGAGGTCTCGGCGCCGCGACCAGCGGCGTGGCCGTTCTTGCAGGCGCGATCGTAGACCTCCTGGAACCGCGCGTAGCGGTCCTGGCGCTCCTTCTTCTCGAAGGCGATCTTCTCGCGCAGTGAATTGAACTGGTTCATGTCCGTGGTCCTTTGTTCGAGTTGACGTGGGTGTTATCTATCCAAAATGGATATCTGTCCAATCACGAATTGTTACAGGGAAAAAGACGCCCCAGCAACGCTTTACCTGTTGCCGGGGCTGGGCCGAGAGTTTAGGTCACCGTGGGAACAAGGGCCTCGACTTGTTCCCACCGATAGCATATCCAGATTGAGTGTCATTGCCGAAGTGGGGTTATCCACATGAGCGATGCCTCCTACTCCGGACCCCTGCTCGACATGGCGGGCTACGGCCGCGGCGAGCAGTCTCCGTTGCAGATGTACGGCGGCGGCGTGGGTAGCGATCAGGGCGGCTTTCCGGTCACGCCGCGCGGCGCTGCGGCCGAAGAAGTTCAGCGGATGCGCTCGGCGCAGACGACGCCGCTCGGGCTCGCGATCGGTCTGGGTGGCGGCGCCGGGTCGCCCCTGGCGATGGCGGCGGGACCGGCGGCTCGAGCCCTTGTACGGGCTCCAATTGCCCAGGTGGCGGCTCGGGCCGCCCAGATGGAGCCGGTGACCCAGCGGATAGTGCCAACCGATCGGGACTTCATCGGGAGTGTTTCGCGTGAAACGGCACCCTTCCCGGAGCTTGGCGAGCGATATCCGCAGATCGGCGGCTTTAAAACGGTCGAGGCCAAAAAGGGAGGCGGAGCAACGGCCGACATCAAGGTCCGATCGGATGAGGAGCAGGGGCTCCTCGATGCGCGGCGCCAGATCAACAAGGACCTCGATCAGCCAGGCAGCTACACGCCCTACTTCGACCCGGCCAAGCGCTACGACGTGGATCCGCAGCAGTTTCCGCCGCAGGGGATCACCGCCCAGGAGGCGGTTCCGGCCAAGCAGGCGACGATCGACAAGTACACGGCGATGGCCAACGACCCCGCCGCGCTCGAGCGGCTCAACGCGGCCTACGATCATGGGGTGTCGATCGGTGGCGGCGATCGCTGGTACCAAGTGGGGCAGGTCGCCCACGAGTTCGTGCAAGAGTATGGGCCGGAGCGGGGGCTTGAGGAGTTCAAACGGCGCTTCGCCCTGCCAATGGCGGCGACGACCACCAAGGCGAGCCCCGAGGACAACCTGATCCAGGCGGCGTATTACAACTACCTGCGCCAGAACGGCATGCCGATCCCCGGCAAAGGGCAGGGCTGGACCTTCCCGTCACCGACGGGGACGTTCTCCGGCGTCGAGAACATGCGGCAGGCTCAATTGTCCTCCCAGTGGGGCGACTTTCAGGCGGCGCTTAATCCGAAGCGTCACAATTTCGCCTACAACTACATGGGACACCCCAACTTTGCCACCCTGGACGAGCAAATGGGACGCCTGTGGCACCCTTCGGGGGACGCTCCGTTCGCTGATGGCACTGCCTACGGGATCTACGAGCAGGCGCTCGCTCGCGAGGCGGCGAAGCGCGGCGTGGATCCGCGCACCTTCCAGGAGATCGCCTGGGCGGGCCAGAAGAACATGCGGGATCCGTCCTACGTTCCGCACCCGATGATCGAGACGGTCAATCGGGCGATCGAGCGCACCCACCGGCTGACCGGCATGGACCGGAGCGATATCGTCCGCCGCGGCCTCGTGCGGGGCGAGATCCCACTCTATGGCGCCGCGGGCGTCGTTGCCCTCGGCGCCGCCGCGCCGGATCAGACCCAGGCCGGAGAGCGGCCGCACGTGACGATCACGCCCAATATCCAGGACCGCCGCGGTGAGACGCCGGGCCTCGCTGAGGCGCGCGATACGATGGGGGTTGGTGATCCTGCGGCCGAAGCGCGGCAGCGTGCCTACGAGGCGCGCAGCGCCGCCATGCCCGATCGTACCAGAGACCCGATGGCTCGGGCGCTCGGCTATAACCGGATGGGTCCGATTTCGCCCTATCGCCAGCGCGGCGGCCGCTCCGTCATCGACAGCCCAGGGCCATGACATTTCAAAAAATAGCCGACTACGTCTGGACGCCGCAAAATGGGCCACAGCATGCCTTTGTCGATTGCCCCTACCCGGAAGTGTTCTTTGGCGGTGCGCGGGGCGGGGGTAAAACTGACGGTGTTCTCGGCAAGTGGCTCTATGAGGAACGCAAGTACGGACAGAACTTCAATGCGATCATGTTCCGGCAGACCAGCATCTCCGCCGAGGACGCGATTGAACGGTCACGCGAGCTCTACGGAACGATCGGCGGCAAGTTTCGTGAGGACCGTCTGCGCTGGCGCCTGCCAAATGGGGGTCGAGTTGCTTTCGCTTATCTCGAAACAGTTGACGATGCCCAGCAGTATCAGGGACGCAATGTTACCCATGCCTGGGTCGAAGAGGCGGGCAACTATCCCGATCCTGCTCCGATCGACCGTTTGTTTGGCGTTCTTCGCAGTGCTCACGGCGTCCCTGTGCAGCTTGTTCTTACTGGCAATCCCGGTGGCCCTGGCCAGCACTGGCTACGAGCGCGCTACCAGCTTTATCCGTTCCCGCGCATGCCCACCACGATTGTTAGAAAGCTTGAGACTGGCAAGAAACATCTGGTGGCGGTTATCCCCTCTCGCGTCACTGACAACAAGATCCTCCTCGAGGGTGATCCGGGATACATCGACCGAATGTATATGGTCGGATCCGCTGCCCTCGTCCGTGCATGGCTTGAGGGAGACTGGAGTGCCGTAGAGGGCGCGTTCTTTGATTGCTGGAGCGAGGATCAGCATGTCATCAGACCATTCGTTGTTCCGGCTGATTGGCTACGATTTCGATCCGGCGACTGGGGATCTTATTCACCGTTTTGTTTCGGCTGGTACGCCGTCGTCCAGGACGACTATCGAACTGGAGATGGACGAACTCTGCCACGAGGTGCGATCGTCAAATATCGCGAGTGGTACGGCTCAACAGACCCGGCCAGCGGAGGCAAGGGGCTCAAGCTCATGGCCGAAACGGTCGGAGCAGGCATCGCCGCTCGTGAGCTTAATGATCCAAAACTCAGCTACGGTGTGCTCGATCCTTCGACGTTTAAGGAGGATGGAGGACCTTCTATTGCGGAGGGCATCAACGGACGACTGCTTGCGCGCAAGCTTGCTCCGTTTCACGAGGCAGACAATAAGCGAGTATCTTCGCTTGATGGAAAAGATCGGCGTGGCCCCCTATCCGGGTGGGACCAGCTTCGGGGTCGCCTCATCGGCACCGCCAAACAAACAAGAAGCGGCGTCAACTGGTTTACCGGACGGCCAATGCTTTTCTTCTTCTCAACATGCAAGGCAACAATCCGAACCTTACCGGTCCTTCAACACGATCCCAAAAAAGCCGAGGACCTAGACACCAATTCGGAGGATCATGCGGCCGACGAGATCCGCTACGCCTGCATGAGCCGTCCCTGGCTCAAGGCCACCAAGCCGCCGCCGGAGAAGCATCCGGACTATGTGCCGAAGTGGACAGGACCTCGAGACCACGGCAACATGGACGCCTGGAAAACCGACTACGAGGAGACGGTACCTGACGATGAAGATCGTAATATCCGCTCCGGCCTATAACGAGATCCTCGGTGCGCTGCGGGTGGCGGGCTATCAGTTCGTGGTAACTTATGGCGAGCCGATCCCGATGGATGACGTCGAGATCTCTCTGCGTAAGGTCAAAATCCGCCGATCTTCGGCCTATGCATCGATGGTGGATGAGTGAGCGTCTTTGGCAGAAACAGGATCCACGACGAGATGCTGCGCCAGGGCATTGAGGCGCAAGTGCGCGCGGCGGAGGCAATGATGGCGCAGCGGGCGAAACGTAATCTTGCCGCGGCGCCGATCGATGCCATCGACATGGTCGAGGTCGACGGCGTGTGGATGAGCAGGGAAGATGCCGGGAAAGCTCACGGTAGTTGACAGCGGGACGACCGCGGAGATCCTCGAGCGTAAGCTGTTCGTGCGCGACCTGCGCCGCGCCGTGAGTGATTACAGCGCCCTGCCCGATCGGGTCGTTGAGCTTCTCATCGAGGCGGCGGATTGGATCGAACATGCAGCCAGCGACAGACCGCGAACTGAGCGATGAGGAGGCTCTCGCCTTTCATCGTCACTGCGTCGATCTTGAGATTGAGCAGGCGGTCCATCGCCCGCTCGAGATCCCGCTGCGCTCGCTTGCGCTGGGCTCGACGTCAGCGTTTACGATCGGACATCAATACATGGTCAAGGCTCTCGATCACGATCGGCGCCTAGCGATGCAACTCTCGCACGACACCGTCATGACCAGATCGGGCCTCGGGCTCGGCATCATCGATCCGGTGACCGGACGGATCCGATAACAGCAGGAACTGCCGCATGGTGAACGTGGTGGCGCCTTCCGGCGGTTTCCGCTTCGATACCCGCAGGGCCCCGCTGGGCGCCCCGCCGCTCGGTGACATGGGCTCGCGGTTTCGTCAGGGCACGGGACCCGCGCAGGGCTTCACCTCGAGCCAGGGCACGGTCGGCAACTGGTCGACCGAAAGTCCGGACGAGTTCGACTGGTCGGGCGACGACGACGGGATGTTTCCGGTCTCGCGGCTGCGCCAGCAGTACGTGGACTATCTGTCGACCAAGGTCGAAGAATATGAAGAGCAGAAGATCTCAAGACACTATTATCACGGTGCGCAATGGACGCCTGAGGAAATCAGGGTTCTCCGCGCACGGCGACAGCCCATCGTCACCTTTAATCGAATATCGCGGAAGGTGGATAACATCACCATGCTGGTGCAGCGATTGCGCCAGGACCCTAAATGTTATCCTAACAATGTTCGATCGACCCAGGGTGCAGATCTCGCAACTGAGTGTCTGCGCTCGGCACTCAATGGACTGAGCGACGGCGGTTTCGAATATCTCGATTTCGAGATCACCAAGCAGGCGGCGATGGAGGGCATCGGCGTCCTCGAGCTTAAACTGGTGGATGGCGATCATGGCGACCCCGACATCGCCGGAGACTTTGTGTTTGGCGACGATTACTTTTACGACCCGCGATCGTATAAACCCGATTTCTCTGATGCTCGCTACATGGGTGTGGCCAAGTGGCTCGATCTTGAAGCTGCAATTGAACTTTTTCCCGATCAAGAAGATAAGCTTCGATCCCTCATGGTCGAAACTGGCTTCGACCTCACCACTCACGCCGATCGTGAGTACAAATGGGTCTACGTGAATGAGCAACGCATCCGTCTGGTCGAGCACTGGTACAAGCATCGCGGCATGTGGTTCTGGATGTTCTATTGCTCGTGGATCTCACTCGCTCAAGGTCGCACGCCATTCACCGACGAGCGGGGGGCTGATATTTGTCGTTTCATCCCGTTCTCATGCGCGGTTGACCATGATGGTGATCGATATGGCTTCGTGCGAAACCTTAAAGGGCCTCAAGACGAGTATAATCATCGACGCTCGAAGGCTCTGCACATCTCCAATACCAACAAGCTCGCGCTCGAGAAGGGATCGGTAGATGATACCGAGACGACGCGCAGGGAGTTCTCCCGGCCCGACGGTCTGATCGAGTACAACAGGGGTTTCACCAAACCGGAGCCGATCGACAAGCAGGAGGATCTCGCCGCGCAATCCGCGCTGATGCAGGGCGCCGTGATGGAGATGGACAGCTTTGCCCAGATCAACCCCTCGGTTTTCTCCCCTGATACTCCCGACATGCACTCGGGCGTGGCAATCAATCTTCTGCAAAAGGCCGGTACTGCCGATCTCGGCTCTTTCATCAAGTACTACAGAAACTGGAAGCTCAGAGTGTATCGTGCCGTTTGGGCCATCATCACCCAGTACTGGCAAGCCGAACGATATATCCGCGTAGGCGACGACGAAACCCCGCAGTTCATCCAGGTGAATGGCCAGCAGATCGATCCGATGAGCGGGCGGCCGATGTTCGTCAACAAGATCGGTGCTCTCAATGTTGAGATCAAGCTCGATGAGGGCCCCGACACGGTGTCGCTGATGACCGAGGCCTACGAGATGGTCAAGGACGATGCTTCGGTGCCGTGGCAGATAAAGCTCGAGCTTATGCCGATGGCGCCCAACATCAAGAAGCGGGTGCAGGGCCTGATGCAGCAGCAGTCGCAGCAGCCGGATCCCAAGGTGCAGGCGGCGCAGATGCAGGCGCAGGCGCGGACCCAGCAGATGCAGCAGAAGGGTCAGATCGACTTCGCCAAGGCGCAGCAGCAGATGCGCAACGATCAGGTCATCCAGCAAGGGCAGATGCAGTCGAACGCGATGGATCTCCAGGCGCAGCGCGAAAAGTCCCAGGCGGAGATCCAGAAGGCCAATCTCGACATTGTCGCCAAGCGGGAAGAACTGATGTTCAAGATCGCGGACTATCGAGCGCGCCGCGAGACCCTCCAGCACGAGCACGGTCTCAAGCGTGAGACCATGCGGCAGCAGCACGAGCTTAAACGCCAAGAGATGCGTCAGCCGAGGAAAACAGCATGATCGACACCAGGGAATGGATCAAGATCGGGATCTCCGTTTTGATGTCGATCGCCATCGCGCTGGTGGTGGCGTTGTTCATCAACAAGGCGTGGGCGCAGATGGTCATCCCGTCGGAGAATGCGGCGATCAGGACCTCGGTGGCGGCGAGCGGCACCGGCACCACGGCCGCGGTGACGGCAACGCTTCCGGCCACGATCGGCCGCATCAACTTTCTCTGTGGCGTGATCATCACGGTAAGCAACGCGAACTCGGCCGGTGCCGCCAATGCGACAGTCACCGGACTGCAAGCCTCGACACTCAATATCGGTGTTGTCTGGAATGCTCTCGCTGGTCCGATACCCGCGCCGATCGTGATACCATTCTCTCCCTGCCAGCCCGCGACCGCGCCCAATGTGGCCGTCGTTGTTACTTCACCGGCGGTCGGCTCCGGCGCCACGCTCAACACGGTCAAGATCTTTGGCTACCAGACGCTCAATCCGTAGGGTTCTGGCCGGGGAGGAGCATCCGCCTCCTCCCGACGCGATCTCGGCCGAGATCATGGCGATCATCGACGCCATGCCGCCGATCTGGCGGCGCCTTGTTCACGAATACGGGTTCACGATCGTCAACGATTTCTATTCGGAAAGCACTTATCAAGGGGCCCTCCAGGATCTGGAGACGTGGCGCGAGCGGCGCCAGGAAGAGATAGCGAATAAACGGCTCGTCTGACCCACGCACGGGTCCCGCCTGCTCGGCGCAAGAGCGAACAGTGCCGCCGACTGTGACCGGGCGCCGTCGCCTCACGCACGAGGCAATCAAGGAGAGAGCTATGGCTAACGAGGGTCTGTTAGGCCCCGAGGCGGGGCTGCGTGCTGCGCAGCAGACGCCGGAAGGGTTCGATGAGATCGAAGAGCGAAGAGAGCAAGATCTCATCAAGAACGCAATGGACGACACCGAGAGGGAAATCCACTCGGAGGCTTTCGAGACTGAGCCCGACGAACTTGACGGCGACACCTCGGTTGAGGACGCCGCCGGAGGCGACGAGCACGGTCTCGAGGAACCTGAGGACGAGGACATCGATCCCGCCGAAGCGACCGCCGAGGACGAGATCGAGGACGCCCCCAGGGGCGATCTGCGGGTCCCGCTGCGGCAAGCTCGCAGCGAGAACCGGGAACTGCGCGACCGGCTCGCCCGCTTGGAAGGGCGGATGGACGCCCAACCGCAGGCCCAGCCGCAGCAGCAGCAACAGCCTCCACGCCCCGATATGTTCTCTGACCCTGACGGGTGGGAGCGGCAGATCAGGGCCGAGGCGGCCAATGCTGCGGTGCGCGAGGTGCACGAAAACCGGATCAATGCTGCGTTCGCGGAAGCGCACGACGCATACGGCTCGGAGTTCGAATACGCCTACAACGCCTTCACCGCGATGCCGGTCGACGCCAACAGTGCCGCGCTCGCCCGCCGCATGATCAACTCACCTGACCCAGGTGCGTGGCTCATGCGCTGGGCCGAACCCGGCTTGCAGGAGTTCCGCTCGCAGCGGGATGCGGCGCAGGCAGACCAGATCGCCCAGATCTTAAACGACAGACCCGAACTCTTCGATGAGATCTCAAACCGGCTCAACGGTGGCCGCCGCAACGACGGCAGACCATCGCGGCCGCAACCCCAAACGCAGCGCATGCGAAGTGGACCTCCGTCCCTCAATTCTGCTGGCGGATCATCTAACCGGCGTGTCGGCGCCGATCCGCGCGGCTATGACGGGTCAGAGGATGCCATCTTCCGCTATGCAACAGAAGGTCTTTAGAGCGGGTGCTCACGCTCTACCGTTAGGAAGGTAGAGCAAACATGGCTCTGACTTCGGTCCAGGCCCAGAACAAGCTGATCGTATTTCGTAAGGAAGTCTACCGCGAATACATCAGACAGAACTTGTTCTCGCCTTATGTCGGCACTGAGCTTACCGCCATCATCCGGGTCATCAACGACCTCAAGCGTGGCGGCGAGCAGATCAACATCCCGCTGATCGCACGTCTCAAGGCGCAGGCGATCTCGACGGGAGCGTTGGTCGGCAACGAAGAGGCGATCGACAACTTTGGCGATCGCATGTGGATCGACTGGGCGCGCAACGCCGTCAAGATCACCAAGGCAGAAGAGCAGAAGTCCTCGATCGACCTGTTTGGTCAGGCGCGGCCCCTGCTCGAGGACTGGGGCAAGGAGCTTCAGCGCGACGAGATCGTAGATGCGTTTTATGCGGTCCCGCTGAATAATACCCAGCCCGCCGCCCTGGGGTCGGTCAACGGCCAGCGGGTCAATGGCGCATTGTTTGACAGTGCCACGGCCGCGCAGCGCAACACCTGGATCACGGACAACCAGGACCGTGTTCTCATTGGTGGAGCGCAGGGCCTCTACTCCAACGTCTTTGCCACCGCGATGACTAACGTCACGGCGGCGATGACGTTGTCGGCCACCGCGGCGCTCAAGGCCAAGCGTCTCGCCAAGCTCGCTAATCCTCGCATCCGTCCTTACAAGCTCAAGAACGGACGCGAGTATTTTGTGATGTTTGTCAATCCGCTTTCGTTCAGAGACTTGCAGGCGGATGCGACCATCATCAACGCCAACACGATGGCGCGGCCGAGAGAGGGTGACGGGCTCGACAAGAACCCGCTATTCCAGGACGGCGACCTGCTCTACAACGGCATCATCTTCCGCGAGGTGCCGGAGCTTCAGGTCCGTTTGCCGGTGTTCTACGCCACGGCCGGTGCCGGTGGCACTGTGCAGGTCGCTCCCTCGTTCCTGTGCGGACAGGGCGCCATGGCCTGGGCCTGGGGCCGCATGCCGCGGCCGACGTTCCTGAAGGAAGATGATTATCAATTTTACCGGGGCGTTGGCGTCGAGATGGCCTACGGTCTTAAGAAGATCGCCAAGGCCAATCTCGCCGGTAACTACAAAGAGTGGGGCGTGTTCACGCTCTTCCACGCAGCGGCGCTCGACACCTAATAGGTGGGGCTACTACGGCCCCATCCTATTCTCACAATCAGGAGACAAAGACATGCGAAAGCATCTTCGTGCCTTCGCCGCTGCGGGCCTGCTGCTTGTTGCCGGTATCGTAGCGGCTGATGCCCAGCCGTTCGTGTCAGCCACGAACCCGCGTCAACCGGAGCCTCGCCTGTTGCAGTGGCAGCAGACGGCGTACATCCGGTTTGTTTTTAACATCACGACCAATGCCGCACAGGGGTGCAGCACCAATAACTGCGTCGTCAAGGTCGGGAGTGCGTCCTTGCCTTATAACGCAGTACCCCTGCGGGCGACGGTTCAGGTGGTGACGGCAGTCAACGGTACCACCACCGACGTTCTCTCGATCGGCACCACCTCGGCCAACGCCAATGAGATTGCGTCATCGTGCAACGTGCATGCTCTCGGTACTGTTGCCTGCACGATGGCGGCCAACTCCTCGGGTTCGACGCCGACAGGCGCGACTACGGCACAGTCGGGCTCGAACGGTGGCTTTGACCTCTATGTGAAATACACCAACACCGGCGGTGTTGGTACGCTGGGCCAGGTGATTGTCATCCTCGAGTTCGCCATGCCCAACGATGGCACCTGCACGCTCGTTCCTGCGGGTGCGACGGCAGGCGCCTGCTAACGCGGAGGCTGCGCCCGACAGCGGGCCAAGGCGTACCAGGGCCGGGTGAGCACGCCCGGTCCTGGCCAACCTAAACAAGGAGAAAGCATGAGCATCCCAGGCAATGCCCTGATCGAGTTCCTCAAGGCGGAGGGGATCGCGCTCTACGACAATCTCGCGGGCGGGCCCGCCTCGGCGCAATCGACCGCGCTGCCGCTCCTGGCGCAGGCCAATCGCGTGACGAGCGCGATCGCTAATGCCTCGTTCCAGCTAAAGTCTCTCTCGACCGGAGAGGGTGACTGCGCCGTCTTTGTCATCAACGACAGCACGCAGACCATTCAGATCTATCCCGCGGTGGGAGAGAAGCAGAACGGCGTTGCCAACGCGGCGCTCGCCATTCCGTCAACCGACATCGGGATCTTCTTCCCGGTGTTCAACAAGTTTGGTGGCCCCGACTGGCGATCGGCCGCCATCGCATAGGAGGTCAAATGACCCAGTCACAGATAACCGTCACCTACAAACCGGACGATGCCGCGCATCCTCCGGAGGTCGATGACGCAGGCAAGAGCAAGCTGCGCAAGATCGTGCTCGGCGGCAACGAGTTCACCGAGGGGGAAGCGCGTGACTTCACCGTCGATGACGAGCTTGAGAGCCATCGGATATTTGCCGAGGCGGTCAAGGGCAATCCCCACTTCGAAGTCAGCGAGGCCGGGTATCAGGTGGAAGAGGACGACGACCACCCGACGCGACGATCGCGGGGGCGCAAATGATCGAGGCTCGCTACGTCCCGGCAGAGGGTGACCCCTCGCACATGCGTGCCTATGGCCTGCGCTGGCGGGCCAACGAATGGCGCGAGCTTGACGACAGCAACCCCGATCATCAGATCGAGGTGCCAGTGCCGAAGAAATACCTCGATGCCAACGGCAACGAGTTCACCAGGACCACGCTTGAACGCATCCCGATCTCGGAGTTCGCCAAGGGTTCCTCGAGCTTCGAGGTGCGGGAAAAGGGCAAGATCCTCGAGACGGCCGAGGCCAAGAGGCGCAGGGCTAATACCAGCCCGCAGACGGCCGAGGAGTATCAGGCCTATGCGCTGCGCTGGATCTCGAGCGCCACGGAACCCGAGGAGATGCGCGAGCGCTGGCGCCGCGAAAGCAAGATGCGCGATGCGCTGGGCGCCGCCGATGCGATCGCGGAGGAGGTGTTCATGCACTTCCAAATGCGGGTCGAGGAACTCGAACTCATGCAGGAATGAGGTTTCCCCTCGCTGCATCGAGAGCCCGCCGGAGGGAGCTTGCCCTTCTGCCTCCGGCGGGTACTCCTCATTTTAGTTTGGCAATGACTTGTTCCCAACTATCTCCTTCGGCCTTGATGGTAAAGAACAAGCCGTTTGTTGTTCCAACGGTCATTTTGTAATGGCGGGTTATCGAAGCAAGGCGATCCACTTCTTCACTGGCTGCTTTGGTGGCGATTTTAAGCCGTTGATATTCAGGATCGGCGGCTAATATGGCCTGGAGCCGCGCTTCCTTTTCCTCCCTCAGTTTGTTGCGTGCCTCGATGGCAGGCATTAGAGCCATCTTCGCCTCGGCCCGTTGCTCTTCCGATGGCGCCTTGGGATCTACGCGGTAACCCAGTGACTTGCCCAAAATCCTGGTCAGCGCCTTGATTGCAGTAGTTCGGTCCATGCTGCCCTCCTGTTGTTGACCTGAACATCATATCCGAAATGGATATCATTGTCAAGAGGTGAGAAATGCCGGGTAATACGCAGAACTCGACGGCGCTCGTCACCGAGGTGCTGGCGGAGCTTGGCGTGCTCGCGGCCGGTCAGCCTACGGACCAGGAGGATTTCAACTACGTGCAGACGCGGCTCGACCCGATCTTCCGCACGCTCAACGATCTCAACATCTGCGCCATTCCCGATCCCGACAACATCCCCGGCCAGTGGTTTCAGCCGCTGTTGCAGATCGTGGCGGGCGAGTGCGCGCCGAAGTTCGGCTCGCAGGTCGATTGGCTCGTTGCAATGAAATCCGCAGGCCTCGGCGGTCCCCCCTCGCAGGTGCCTCGCGGCTACGGCTCCGCCGCCATCGACCTGCGCGAGATGCGGCGGGGCCGTCCCACCCTTGAACGCCTGCGCATCGAGTACTTCTGATGCCAACCGGCGACCCGATTGAAATCCCGATCCCGCTCTCGAGCTTTCCTGGCGCCAACCCGCAGGAGGGTGGAGGGCGTCTGATCAACTGCTCGGCGGAGCCGCTGGCGGAGGCGCAGAGACCATCGGCTCCGGCCCCCCAGGTGTGGCGCCGTCAGCCCGGGCTCTCCATCCACGCCTCGACCGGCATTGCTACTCCGGCCAACTACCGCGGCGGCATTCTGCAAACACTCTCGCTCGCCTACGAGATCATCAACAACAACATGCTCACGGTGGACAATACCGGCGCCGTCACAGTGACGCCGACAGGGACGCTCAACATTGCGGGAACCAGGAAGCTCTCCTTCGCCATCAATCAGAAAACCACGCCCGATGTGGTCGCCGTCGATCTGGATAATGGCGGCTATATTCTTACCGCCGGAACGGTGTGGGGATCGCTGCCGGAGCAGCCCAAGGCGGTCACGTTCCAGGACGGGTATTTTTTCCTGCTCATGGGCGACGGCAAGATCTACGCCTCCGGCATCAACGCGACGACGGTCAACTCCCTGACCTTCACCACCATGCAGGCCAAGCAGCCGGTCATCCCGATGCGGGTGATCGCCTTCTCCGGTCTCGTTTGGGCGTTCTCGAGCGCACATTGCGAACGCTACCAGGACGTCGCCACTCCGGCCCCGGCCTTCCCCTACTCCCGGCTCGACGTGCTCGAGTGGGGGCTCGCCCAGGAGAACGCGATCGCAGGCTTCGAGACCGGGTTCTCGGTGCTCACCTGGGTGGCGCAGGATTTCGGTGTCTGGCAGGTACAGCCGCAGCAGTCAGTTCCCACCAAGGTCTCTCCGCCCGATCTCGACAAGCTGATCGAGAGACAGATCATGCTCGGTAATCTTCTCGAAGCCTCGGTCTACATCACTGGAGGCAAGAAGTTCTGGGTGCTCTCGAGCCCGTCATGGACGTGGGAGTTCAACCTCTCGACGCAGAAATGGAACGAGCGCTGGTCCTTGTCTGGAGGCATCTACAGCCGCTGGCGCGGGACGCTCGGCCATCCGGCCTTTGGCAAGTGGCTGATGGGCGATCAGCAGACAACCAACCTTCTCTATGTCGATCCCGCCAATTACACCGAGGCAGGCGCCCCGCAACTCTTCAGGGTCGAGAGCGGCTCGGTCAATGCCTTCCCCAACCAGATCCGCATTGCACGGGCAGACTTCTATTTCGACATGGGGGTCGGTCAGGTGGCGG